AAGATATGTCTATTGTTTTAGTTCCAAGACCACTGTGGGTGTATTGTCTTGCTGAGCCAATATCGAAATAATTTGTACTTAAAAACTGTGACGAACCAGAACTGTGGCTTAGACTGTCGTAGAAATTACGTATATCTATAAAGCCGCTTATGTTGCCTGTTACCTCTCCACCTGATTTAGGTAGGGCGTTGTCTGCTGTTGTACCTTGTGTGAATGTAGCATAATCGCTAGAATCAAAAGCCTTAACCTGTACTAGGTTAGTTACCTCTGAATCCATTAATGCACCTGCGTTAGCCACATTAGTAGCAGTCAAGTGTTGTGTAACACTACTTTCTGTAATGTTTGCATCTGGTACATCAGCCCACGTTACGGCTGTAGATAAATCGTTAGCTTCTGACGTTAAGTAAGTATTGCTATCAATAGCATAAGTACCTGCACTAGTACGCTTCATTAAGCCTTCGCTAGTAAAATCTCCATCGACAATAGCGTTAGCCCCTAGTGTTGCAATGTCTACGCCATCTACTGTGCCAGTTACTGTGATGTTTCCATCTACATTTATATTAGTATCAAATTGAGCCTCATCCCAAACTCTAATACCATCAATAGTTGTTTGAAGTTTTACGTTGTTATTGCAGGTTAAAGTGAGACCGCTATCTTTAGTTGCACTTAGCATAGTATCACCAGTGTCTGTCATAAGACGTATGGAATTACCATTAGTAATTAAATCTAAACCACCTGTACCTGCATCTTCAATTACAGATTTTTGTCCTGACGTTGTTCTGTGATAAATAAGCAAGTCATCGTCATTACCGAACTTAGCTTTTAAATTATCTCCAAATGAAATATCACCAGTGAAGGTAGTACCTGATAGGTCTGCATACCTACCGTCAAGGTCTGTAGTAACTGTACCGCTATTAGCTTTAGTAAGTGTTAATGTGCCATCGGTAGTGTCAAAGGATGCTGAAGCAATTTCTAAGTTCTGTGCTGCAGTTGCGGATGCTAATGCGTTAGATTCTGAAGTGGCAGCGTTAGTTTCTGAGGTTAAAGCATTAGATTCTGAAGTGGCAGCGTTAGTTTCTGAGGTTAAAGCATTAGATTCTGAAGTGGCTGCATCAGCTGCAGACTGTGCTGCGGAGTTAGCAGAACTTTCGACTGCATCGGCTTTCTCTGAGGTTATACCTGTACCAGAGTAAAAAGAAGTCTTAGGCATTAGTTGCTTCCTCGCAATTTAAAGTTCGTAGGATGGGCGCATTCTTTGGAGTGTTCCTGAGAGTTCAGCAACATTGGCTTGTTCCTGGAGCTCAGTCATGAAGTACAGATACTTCTGGTCGAACACCTGGGCTCTTTCATCCAGGAAATAGTCTGATGCATAGACTAGGGCTGCATAGATAATCAAATCACTTGCAACTCGTGCCAGGCTGTTTTCGTCTGTGTCTGTAGCCATCTCAGGAAACTCTGAGTAATAGTTGATAGACACAGTTCCTTTAGCAGGTTCAGGGCTTAATAGTATCTTGTTCCCTTGCCTACAAAAGTAACGAGGGATGCCTGAGTTACCGTTGTCTTTTAGAGCTAACATATCGCCCAAGGGGACACGCTCAAGCTCATGTTTATCGTGGTATATGGATATTGCTTCCAGGTAGTCATCGGGTACTACGATAGAATCTATGGTAGTTGTGACATTAAATTCGTATAGCTTTTCCATGATAGGTATTCTTAGTGAACGCTGAATACGAACTATTCCCTGGTCTATGAAAGTGTCAGCCAAGGCATCTGTGATATCACTGCGGTTCAGCAGTGCTTTAAAGTGAGAGCGAATACTTCCATAGTTCATTAGTTATACCTTCTTCTTAGTTGTCAAAAACCCATCAAGGCTTTCTTGTTTCAATCGAGCAACAATGGCATGGGCAGGTTCTTTCATGATGTCGAACCCTTCAGTTAGCCATCTTTCGTATACCAGGGCGGGTACCTGGGCTACGCTCATCATCTCGCCTTCAAGTAGTCCGAATGAGTTCTCACGCTGCATCTTAATGCTGTTCATGAAGTCATCGGAGATATGCTGTTCTTTTTTAAAGTTGAAATTACGAGTATCTGAGTCCAGGATTAAACTGGTTTCTACTTCGTCAAACTTTTTTTTCATTGGAGGTCCTATAGATAAAAAAGCGGGCAAGGGAGTAGCGATTGTCAAGGAGAGCACAATCCAACCACCGCTCCCCTGCCCACAATCAGTTAACCAGTCTTATGATGCTGCAAGACCAGTAATCTTTCCGCTATCAGCAAACGAGCTGTGCTTCAAGCTAACTTCACCCAATACAAAATGAGTATCAGCATCGCCAGTCTTAGCCAATAGAGTACGGCTGAACGGACGTAGTACACACTGCTTAAACATCGTTGGGTCAATCAGGTAAGCTTCAGTAGCTACTTGATTTCTGTTCAGAAGGACTCTGACAGTACCAAATGGAGTTATAAGTACCTCCACAGCTGAGGTTACAGATTTGCTGTTACCAAAGTCACGAGTTTTGCTTGAACCTGTAGCAAAGTCTTTAACACCTAAAGCATCTTTAGGAGCAATCATAAGTACAGATGGGTCAGAACCGTTGGTGTAGCAAGATTGGTGTAGAGACAATACGTCTGCTTCAGTCAATGCATCACCTGAATCTGTACACGCTACCGAAGTAGTAATCATGCTAGAAGCTGATTTCATTTGACGGTTTACTTCAGCAGCAGTTTCATTAACGTCTGCGGTAGAAGAGTCATCAGCAACAGCAGCTGAACCTGCAGCACCTGCTCCTGCGTGGCCAACCATAGCTGCTTCTACGTCAAGCTTAAGATTTTTCAAAGTCTTAGCTAGAGCATATGCAGTTTCTTTGGCACGACCATGAGTCTTAACAGCATCAACAGTACCTGCAATTTTGAATGCTTCGCTGATAATCTGAGTGCGGTTGGTCTGTACAGTAGGCTGAGAAACAGCAGTTACAGAGGCATCGCCACCTTCGGCTAATGTGTTTGTAGCCACGCCAGAACGCAATGTATCTTCAAGCCACTCGAATGTACGAGCAGATACTTTTTCACTCTTGATAAGAGTTTGGAAAGGGGTAGAACTCACTTGTGTTCAAATAGGCTCGTTAGTTCCTATTCCGTCCTCTAGGGACTGCTGTATGTTTCCATACAGGTCAGACTATATCTTCATCCTCTGTAAAAAGAGGAGCTAGGTGCTTCCACTCACTTGAGTGTACTCCCTTTCGGGATAGTCGTTGAACCTTCCTCATGATATGAGGCTCGGCTGCTGATTGTCGGCAGCTACCACGCTACTACGAGTTCCCAGCAATTCTCCTAGTTACAATTCCAGATTACTCTGAAACGACCCAATTACCTAGGCGAGATATTAGCAATGGATTGCGAAACGTCTTCGGCAAGTCCCACGGTTTGGTAAGATTGTAATGTAGCCATAATAAATATCCTTAATGGAAAATGAGATTAAATACAGTGCATCACTGCCAGTTAGACATTAGCGCGTCTGCTATCACATCCAGGTCGTTACCATTTGCTTGCATTGCCTCGATTTTCTTTTGCTGCTCACGTTTTTTAACGGCAGCCTTTGTTGGAGGTGCTTTCTTGGAACGGAGGACTTTCTTAGCTGCCTTAGCCTTCTTCACAGTGGCTACCTTCTTTGTCTGGTCAAACATACGTGCTTTATTCAACAACATAATGACGTTGGGGTCTGCGTATTGATTGACTGACTCTTCAGGTAGTCCCTGGGAAATAGCGTACTGTCGGATATCGTTATAAAGAGCATTGTTCCAATCTGGAACCTCACGCTGTAGCACTTGGAGACATTCTTTCGCCTCTTCAGCTTTAGCAGTCTTTTGTCTTTCTTGTACATATCCGTAGAAGTTATCAGCTTCTTCAGTTAGGAACTTATAATCGTCCTCGGCTTGCTTCGCCTCTGCTCGTAACGCTGTAAAATCCTCGGCTGACATTTGCTTACTAGCAACTAACATATCAACCTCTTGATAAGGCTTAAATCGTTCTTGAGCTCGGTGGAGCATTGCCTGGAGGGATGCATCAGCTTTTTGTAGACTTTCTTCTGCCTCTTTACGCTGTGATGCAACTTCTTGAGACTTTCTAGTTAAAGATGCTTCTTGACCGTACAGTCTTTTTAGGTCTTTGACGGATGCCTGTTTGACTTCTCCATCGACAGATATCTCTACCAGGGTATCGTCTTCTA